AAAACCCCCCCAAACCCCCCGCACAGCCATAAAAAAACCCCCCCAAAAACGCCCCCCAGGCGGGCGGCCACGCCCCCACCAGCCCACGCCAGTAGGGGAGTAGCCGCCCACCTCACAAAGGGCCGCTACGCGCCCATACGCGCATACTCAACAACACGCCCATCAGCGACATCACTAATGAACGTCTCAAGCTCAGCCTCATCCGACAGCCGCAAACCAAACTTGGCCCCACGCAACGACTCAGGATCAACACGAACAGTCAGGCGAGAATCCCCCGACACGTCCACGCGACCCCCATCAAACACTCGGACCCGCACGCCAGAACCAGCCTCAACCACACGCCCAGCCAACGCCTCAGCCTCGCGCGCAGCCTCATCAGCAGCCCCACGAATACCAGCAGCAAAATCAGACGACACGCCCGCACCCAAACGCCGGAACACCCGCGACGGCGAGTGCTCATCCAACGCCTCAGACGCGCCCTCAACAGCAGAACCCGCCAACTGGCCACCAAGCTTCCGCGATGGAAGCTTCCACGCCTCCATGCCAATCGTGAAACCCTCACCCGCATACGAGCCGATTTCCATGAACACCCTGGACGGCGAGTGCTCATTCAACGTCTGCTTAGCCGAAGCCGCAGCAGCCGACGCCATAGCCTGAGCCGCACGCACAGCCGACGTGACACGACTCATAACGCCCTGAGCAAAAGCCGCACCAGCCTGAGCACCCAACGACGCCAACTGCCCAACCGCACTCGACGCGCCCGCAACCGCCCTAGACGCCAAAGCCGAACCAGCCGCACCAGCAGCACCGGCCTGAGCGCCCAAATAAGACGCATAACACGAACCAGCAGACGAACCAGCCTCACACAACCGGCCAGCCTTCACACCCTCACGAGCAGACAAACCAATCCGCTCACCAGACGCGCCAGCCGCACCGGACTGAGAACCAACACCAGACGCATAATTCGAGCCAGCACCAACACCGCCAGACATGAAAGAGTTTTGCAACGACGGCAACTGTTCATCCCACTGATTCTGCAACCACTTCGAGCCACCAAGCGTGGGCGAACCGCCAGCCTGAACACCATTCGAGAAATCAGTGCCAGCCTGCACACCCGAGTCATACGGCGTCGGAACAATCTTCGCAGGATCCAAAGGCGACGGAATCGCGTTCGGATCATTAGAGTCCGTGATAGCAAGACGCCACGCCTCCACGTACGCCTTACCGTCCTGGTTACCCTGGACAATCGCCTGCGTCTGGCTACCCAGAACGCTACCCCACGGGGAAAGACCTCCCCCCGAATCGACGCCCGACTTGAAACCATTCCGATAAGCCGAACCAGCAGCACTACCAGCCGAACTAAACTGAGCCGTCTTCCCATTCAGACTCAACGCCCAACCGTCAGCCGTCTTACTGATCCGAACACCCGCATCAGACAAGGCCTTCACCAGCTCATCGGCGGTCTTGGAACCAGCCGCCGCCGCCTTCACCGACGCATCCACACCAAGCGAATCCAACGCCGACAAGACGCTAGACTTCGTATCCGAGAACGCGCCCTCAACCGCGTCATGGAAAGCCTTCAACGCCGGGGTAGCGCTCCACGCCATCGACTCCAACGCCGGGGCAACCCCATTCGTCGCCGCCAACAACTCCTGGAAACGCGCCTGACCCTCAGCGGAAGTATCCGACATCGCATCCTTCAACTGCTGCAAATACTCGGCACCCTGCGGGAGCTTAGCCAACTCCTCCAACACGGACGTCGCAAAACCAGCCTGCGACAACTCCAACATGTTCTGAGCCACCTCAGCCTGCGCGTCAGCCTGGCGCTTCAAATTCGCCAGCACCTCATCCACAGACTGAACGACATCGCCATTAGCGTCACGCGCCGCCGCGCCCACGTCAATCATCGAACGCCCCACGCGCTCGATGGCCGAGTGCAGCTCGTCAGCAGACTTAGCGTTCTGGCCCCACTTAGCGAAGCCATCGTCAATGGCCTTACCAAACGCATCGGAATTGTCCGCCAGCAGCTTTGCGTCTGCCTGCATCTTCTTCCAAACGGCATCCGTCTGCTCGGCCACGAACTTATGCAACGACTGCGCATCAGTCGCATACCCCAACGAGGAAGCGTACTGCGTCAGCCCATCCTTCAAGCCGTCCACAGATCCCAGCGCGGAGTCAAGCGTCTTGTCCCACGCCTCGACGGACGCCCCACTGTGCAGCATCTCGCCGCGCAACTGCGCCAACGACTGCGCCGCACCAGCCACGTTTCCAGACTTCGCAATCTCACCAATACGCTCAAACGCATCCGCCAAGTTCACGGCCGCGCCGCTCGACTTGTAGTCAAACGGGGTAGCGCCGCCACCAAGGAACGGCCCACCCGCAACCAGAGAGGACAAGCCCATCGACCCGTTAGCCAACCAGTTCTGCCAGCGCCAGTTGTCCCGATACTTACGCATCGCCTCGTCCAGGTTCCCGCCGAACGTTGCACCAACACCGGACGACACACTGGCCGACATCTTCGCCACAGCACGCGACACCTTGTCAGCCGCGCCGTCAACCCCATCAGCCGACTTCGACAAAGCATCAGCCAAGTCACGACCAATAGCGTCCGACGCCGCATTGCCAGCGGACACCAGCGCAGTCAACGCCGTCACGCCAGCAGCAATCGCAACACCCCACGGGCCAGTCAGTACGCCAATCGCACTCGACAGCCCGCCAGCCACGCCACGAGCCGCGCCCTGCACCCGAGCAAGCGCACCACCAAACCGGCCCGCCTCCGCGCCAGCCTGCGCCGCCACGCCACCAGACGCAAACCTCGACAACGCATCCTGCGCCGCCAAAGAATCATCCCTCAACCCGGCAAGCGCGCCCTGCATCGCCGTGAACAAGGACGCCGCGCCGCGAGCGCCACGGAACAGCATGAACCCCGTCGCCACAGCCTGAACAGCGCCTGGGATGCGCACCAGCGTCTCCACCAACTTCGACAACGCCTCAGCAACCGGGGTAGCGATCCTGCCCCACGACTCGATACTCCGAGCCAACGCCGGGCCGCCCGCCTCAACAGCAGTAGCCAACGCCGGACCAAGCTTCTGCGCCGCATTAGCCAACGCCTCCAACGCGGCACCCACAACTGGGGACAGGCCCTTCCCGAGAGACCCCATGAACGACATCAGAGACCCGAGGCCCTGTGACACCTTGGGCCACACTCCCGCAATGCGCGACAGGCCGTCAGACAGGCCATCGAACAGGTTTCGGAAACCCTTATTGAAGTGTTCTCCACTAAACGTAGTCATCAGGGCCTTAGTGAACTTGCCACCAGCGCGCCCCATAGCAGCCCCAGCCTCATCCGCGAGCTGCGCCCACGACCGGCCAAACCCAGCCCACACGCCCTGCGTTTCCACCTTAAAGGAAGACCACGCCCGACCCATGCCCCGGAAAACCTGACCCAAAGCCTTCTGGAAGCCGTCACTATTCACGGCCTTATTCACAGCCTCCACGCCATCGGCAAAACGCTTCATCGAAGCGCCGCCCTCAGCCTCGGCCACCCTAAAGAAACCACGCAAGATCCCACTCGCGCTCCACACAGCGCGACCGAAATCCTTCAACGTATCGATTCCGCGATCAATGATTGCCTGCAACCGGCCCGACTTCTCAGCCTCAACCAACCAATCCGCATAACGGTCAGTAGCGTCACCAAGGAACCCCAAGAAGCGCTCCATCGTCTTGGACCCATGCTTACCCAGCACGCCCAGAATCGTCATCAACGAATCCGTGTGCTCACCCAGCACATCAATGCCCGCCGCCGAATGTTCAAACATTTCAGCGATATGCGGTTTCAACACGCGGTCGAACGAATCAACCAGCTTACCGAAATGGCCACCCATCGAGCGGGCCAAGCGATCAAACCCAGACGACATCTCAGGGAAAAACGAATCAGTGATCTTTGAGATCTGGCTATCAGTAACCGACTCCCAGAACCCATGCTGGATCGAGTCGTTCATCTTATCGAACGCCGTCTTAATCGAGGGCACAATCTCAGACACAACCTTAGCCGCCTGAATAGCCGTGTACCCAATGAACCCAGCCGAAATAGCCAACGTCGGCCCCAACAAAGCCGCCGCCTGCAACACGTGACCAACCGCGCCACCCAGCGTCAGAGTATGCTTCAACAACTGCGTAGCGCCAGCACCGGCAACCGCAAACCCAGATCCGACAGCGCCAAGAGTCGGCACCAGCTTATCCAGATTCTTCACCAAGTCCCACACGTTCGACGTGAGATCCTTCGCCAAACGCCAGCCCGACATCGCGGCCAGCGTCTCCCTAGCGATCACCATCGCCTTATGGTCAATGACCGGACGCAGCTTCACCCACCGATCACGGGCCAGCATAGCCAACCGGGCCGCCGCCACATACCGCGCAGAATGATCCAGACTAAGCTTGAACTCTAGTTCAGTGTCATCCCACTTCCGCTTAAAGTGCTTAAGCTTGCGACCAGCCTCGCGCAGCTCATGATCACTCATGTGGGGTTTAATGTCCAAATGGAAAGCCTCATGCTTCCCAAAGGCCCTCTCTCGCATCTCCTGGCGCAGCTTATCCAACGCCGCATCCACACGCCCCGACTTCACGTCAACGTCGGGATCAACCACGTACTTCCAGCCGTGAGTAAACTCGCGCTCCATGCGGGCACGCAACCGACGCAACGCACCCACATCATTCAAATCCTCATCAACAGACCAGCGGACCCGGCCCGTATACTCCTTGTTAAAGAACCCGTCAAGCAGGCCCTTCACCTTATCCTGCCAGCCAGACGCGGGACGCATCTCAAACTCGACCGGCCCCAACTCCCGGAACGCCCGACGCATCTCCTCGCCACGACGCCCATACCACGCGCGAAACGCCGACTCCGTATGCCCACGCCAAAACGTATCCTCATCCGCATGAGGCCCACCAAACCGAAGCTTCTTCGCCGCGTCCCGCTTCATCGCATCCAACGCCGCCGACCAATGCCGGCGAATCGTGTCCATGTCGCCGTCGTACACGCGGGCCAGGCCGCCCGCCCTGCGCTCAGCCGCATCATCCAAACGATCAGCCATCGCGCCGATCTTCGCGAACTCGCGCTCATCAAAGTGGACGCCCATCTGGACATCCTTCACCGCTGCCTGCGCCTTCGCAGACATCAGCCTAACGCGCTCACGCAACCCATCCTCGTCAAGATCGACACCGACCTCCAACGGGCGCAAACGCTCCTCGATTGCCTCCAGCTTGCGCGCCAACTCGCCGTAAAACTTCTCAGTATCCGGCGTCACCTTCACCGCAAGACGCGCAACAACGTTACCGGCCTCAGCACCCATAAACCCCCCTCACACACAACAACAAGCCCCGCAAAGGGCGTAAAGCCTATGCGTTCATTGCGTCAACGAACATCTGCCTCACGCCCTTTACGGTGCATTTCTCCGCCGCGAACGTCTGCTTTACGCCCGGCCTGCCCGGCCACAACGCCGGACGCCTCGACTTGCCGAACCCAGTCGCCACCGTATTGACAGAAATGTTGTCGAACACGTCCGCCAACAAAGACATCTCCCGGGTCCACCCACGCAATTCAGGGACGTCCGCAAGTAGCGCCTGCGTCCAGCAGCCGTCAGGCAGGCCACGAACCAGCGCAAGCAAAAAACGCGGGGACGGGGACCCTCTCTCAATCGCATCCACCAGATCAATCCCATAGTGGAGTCTGAAATCGACGTATATCCCCGTCCCCGCTTTATCCAGCAAGTCCGCGACGGCTAGGCTTCCCCCGCCTGAGTACGCTCAAAGTAGAGCGCCAGCATCACATCAAGCACAGTGGCATCATCGCCAACCTGATTAAACAGGTCAGTAGCCGCTTCCTTATCGGCGGCCGCAATCATCAGCATGTCGCGATAGAAATCAACGACATCCGAGACTTCCCCCTCGGCCGCATTGCGCTCAGTCAGGAGGCGGGAAAACTCCTTACGCTCATCCTTCGTCATGCGCATCGGGCCACGGAACACGACGCCCTGGACAACAAGATTCTTGTACTTACCCTCCGCCTCAGAACGGAGCGCCTCAAGGTTAAGGTTATCAAAATTAACAGTCATTACAAACCTCCAAGTGCCACAGTGGTATGCCAGGAAAAAGAAAAAGGGGCGAGTCGCGCGGCCACCCTGGCACACGCCCCACGCAACCCGCCCCCAAAGGTCAGGCCAGCGACGCGACCTCACCGATACCAATGGTGTTGTTATTCTTGTCTTCAAGAATTTCGAACTTGATCGGCAACGCCACAAGATCCTCGATGTTACTCACATCGAAATCGCCATTGGCAACAATGTCAGCCTTACCCGCATGGATAAAGCAGACATTACCTTCGTCCTCGATAACGATGAGCAGCGCGCAATGCTCCGCCGTCGGCTTAGACTTCGCGTAAGTAATACCATCCACGGTCGCCGCGTTAGCACCCAAGTAGCGCTTGATCGACGGCGCATCGAACTGGTGCAGCGAAATCTCCAAAGAATAGGAGACTTCACCAATCGACGTGCGAAGCTTCTTCTTCTGGAGAGAACCCTTCGTCGTAACGTCGCCGCCGCCCTTCGTGATCTTGAACGGATTATCAGACGCGGTGTGACCAATGTTCGTCCAGCCAGTCAGGGCCGTAGTCTTGTTTGTCTTGTAGTTCGCCACCGTGGGGGCCTTCGTATCAACCGGCGCAGTGTAAATCTGCGCGGTCGCCACGATCAATGTCTTGTCATCATCCAAAGCCATAATAACTTCCCTCCCGCACCATCATCGGTGCAACACAACCAGTCGCGCCTGGAACACGAAACGCTCCATGCCGACCGGCAAATCTTGATACTGAACCGGGCCAGTAGAATCAGCCCAGTCCTCGCGACGCCGAGGCCGTTCCATCAGCTCGAAAGCCTTCACGAAAGACTCCCTGCCCGGAACGCGCTTACCGCGCGCCGCATAGCCGCGCAACAACTCGATAATCGACCAAGACAGACGCCAGGCAACCTCCTCGGCATCCAGCCCCGCCGTGAACGTGTGGACCTCGAACTCCAACACGTCCACCCGATCATCCGCTCGAATGAACTGGCCCCCCGTCGTGGGCTGCACTTCCACAACCATCACGTACGGAACCGAGTTGCCCTCCTCCACGCGAGACCGGCACGTCACACCCTCGGGCAGATCCGCTTCCAACCATGCAGGCAGGAACGCCTCAACCGTCACGTGCCTGCCCGGATCTAGCTTCGACGCATCAAACACGGCCACCACCAGCAGCCGCCGCCAACGCCCCCACGCCGCGAGACGGGCCAATATGCACGACCCTACGGCCCACGATCCGCCCCGCATCATCAAAGACGGGCTTAGACCTCACCTCGCCGCGACGCCCATACTCGATAGCCGCCGCCGCCTTGTACCCGGCCTCGTCAGACAGGACGATGTACCCGTCCACCAAAGCCACATAAGACTCGATTGTCGCGTGCCCCTGGTAACGGTGAGCCGCAAGCCTCGCCTTTGCGACAGCCGCGCGCTTGTTCGTCTGCCCCGTCACCTCGCGCCGAACTTGCGGCATGTGGGACACGATCTTGTTCAGCCGCTCCTTAGTTACCAGCATGGTTACCATCGACACCACCACCAATCCCCGCCAGATTCGACGGCGGGCGCGGCCTGCACTCGAACTCCCAATGAGTCGTCCTGCGCGTCCCCCGCTTCAACGCCGGGGGAGCAGCAGCATCCCACTGCTTCCCGTCGAACTCGATCAACGTCCACGCGCCGACGTCCGTCAGCTCCGTGCCGTCAACCGTGCGAGGCTCCACGAGAATCAACGCGACCTCATTCGTCAACTGGCCCTTCGCCGCGCCACGGTTCGCCCTGATCTGCTTCATCGACATGCGGCACCTGTACGGGCGCTCCAAGTCCGGGACAGTCACCAGGTTCCCCCGCGCATCCCTCGCCCGCTTACGCCCATACAGGACACCCGTAAGGCCCCTATGCCTACCAACTGCCACTACAGTGCCCCCTCACTCCACTTAAAGCGGGCACCCGGCACCCACCAGTCGCAGCGATGCCAACCGCGATCAACGTCCCTCGACGTCGGGGCAGTAGGGGAGTGGACGAACGTGTGAACCACGCTCAACGTCGAGTCCAGGCCCGCCGCCTGGCGCAACGTCCGCACCTCGTCCGGCGTATAGAACACCGTGCCAGTGCGTAGCGCGAGGTCCGTGTACGCCTCCGTCTCGTCGCCAGCCCTCGACTGGACCACGGACTCAGACAAGTCCATGTACCGGACGCAAGCATTACGGACAATCGTCTTCACGACCGGCGGCACCGCGTCAGCCATCCACGACGGCCTGCCATGCAACCTTGCCAGATTCGACGCATCCCAAATCACCGCCGCCGCCGTATCCTTCTCGTCCGGCGACAACGCATACTTGAGACGAGCCTCAAGCTCATCGACGCTAATCAGCATCTCCCGACGTCGAACCGCTTCCGCTTCCGACACGGGCGGGGTAACTTCCTCAGTTTCGCTCACGAAAACACCCCCTTCACGCAAGCGGGGGCAAGGCTCACAACCTCACCCCCGCGCGCCACTCCAAGCGTCAGCCCTCAGCAGCGGGAGCGTAAGCAACGCCGGGGGGCGTCTTCGTAAGGCCGAGGCCCTTAGCAACCTTCGCCTTATCGCTGCCCTCCGGGAAGTACTTAGTGTCCGTAATCGGCCCCAGCGTAAGCTTCACAGAGCGAATATTGTATTCATCATCGGAGACAACTTCCTGGCCCTGGTCATTCACGTAAATCACAGGGTCCAACACCTGCTGGTAGCCATACCAGGTGTTAACGGTGGAGCGTTCCACCTGGTACTGCGGGTCATAGTCGCGCAACCAACGCATCGCGATGCCATCCTGAGACAGCATCGACGCACCCGCCACAGCCGAATCAGGAACACCGGGAGCCGCGTTCAGGAACACGAACGAATCGCCCGTCAAAGCGTAAGCCTCATCCGGTGCAATATCCTCCGACACCACGATATCGAAGCCCTTGATCCTGCCAATCAGCGCATCAGCGAAAGCCGACTCTCCATACTTATCGCCAACAGCCGCCGCCTGCATAACCAGGTTATCCTGCAAAATCGTGTCCCAATCGGAGCCAATGATAAGAGTACGCTTCACCTTCGATGCACCCATGCGATTGAGGGCATGACGCGCCTCAATAATGGCATTGAGGACGTTCCCCTGTAGGCCGCGCGCCCTACCTTCCGCGGCGATAGTCACCGAATACTTGCCATCCTTCAAAGCCTTAATGGCACCATATTCCAACTTGCGCGCAACCGCACGCGACTGGGCAGGCAGGATATCCTGCGTCCAGCCCATGAAGTCCATCTCGCGCTGCTCGTCGGTGAGCATCGTCGCAGAATACGCATTGCCGCCGAAACGCACCGCAAGCTTACGCTCGCGATACTCATCGAACAGCAGCGGCTGAGCGCGATTGTTACGCCACTCGTAATCGCGCGCCGGAAGAATACCAGGAACACGAACGTTAATCGTGTCATCCTTCGCACCCTTGAACTCCTCAATGCCCTTACGAGCAAAGAGCTTGGGAACCACAAGCTCGCGTTCCATTAGCTCAGCAGCCGTAGCCGCCAGCTTTTCGGGCTTGATCTTCGTATGGTTAAGACTATTTGCCATATCCACTCCTTCTCAAAAAGTCAACGTCGTGGAAGACCACGCACGAACTCGCGCGCGTTAAACTCGCCTTCCGTCTCCTCGGCGGGGGCCAATCCCCCTCCCTTGCGAGGTAGACCAGCCGCACCCGAGGCCGCGCCCACCAGGGACGCCAACTCCTCACACGCCGCACGCATCTCCTCAACCGTGCCATCCCGGACAAACTCAAAGGCCTTCCCGGGCAGATTCGGGAACTCATCACGCACCTGCTGACGCGCGCGCACACGCTCAAGCTCCGCCTCAACCTGACGAGTCTTCTCATCAGCCGCCGACAGGGCAGCCTCAAACTCGTCAACCGTCTTAAGGCCCTTCATTGATTCCTGCACGTCACGCAACTGCGTTCGATACCTAGCCGCCTCATCGCGCGCACCCTTCAACTCTCGTTGCGCCCACTCAGGCAGGTCGTCAACCTTGCGAGCGCCACCGTCCTGGCCCTCACCCTTGTCGCCTTCCACCTGTCCAGACTGCGCCGATTCAACCGCGTCATCCTGGCCCTGCGCGCCCGGCGCACCACCAGCATCCGCCACATTCTCATCAGCCGCATTCTTCTCGTCCGACATCACACACTCCCAAAAAACGAAGCCCGCGAACGCCACCAGGACGAAGCGCGGGACACCTTTGAAGCCGCCAGGGCTTCCACCAACACGCCTACCGGCCAAACTTCCGGTAGTAGTAACTTCGCCAGCCGGACTTGCCCCCCAAGCCCTTGCCCTTGAAGTCATGCTTCCACAGGTTCTCCATCTCCCGATTCACCGCGAAACGAGAACCCTCTATGCTCGACCCCGCAAACAGGGGCAGAGCGTAACAGTGACAATTCGGGTGATAGCCGTGCGTTCCATCGGCATGCTCAATGTCATGCCGCAACGCCTCATGCTTGCCCGTGTACTTCGCGCCACGCGACAACAACATGGCACAGAACGCGCACGGCGTACCCGTGCCAGACACCCTGATCCACGCCTGCCGAGCTGGATCACGATCACCCATATCTCGCACCACCGACCGGACGCCACCAGCCGCCGCCTGCTGACCAACACCAGCCGCCACGCCAGACGACACCTCGCCAGCCTCAAGACGGGCACGCAACAACGCCTGCGCCGCCCTCACATCCGCATCACGCAACGCCGCCAAGTCCGGCGTCGCCTGCCTGTCCACCTGCACTCGCACGCCAGACAGCGACGAGGCAGACAAGGCGTTCACCCCGGCGGCCTCGTTGAACTCACGCACCAACTCGCCCAACGACACCTCGCCGCCCTGCGCGTGACCGCGAATAGGGGAGGGGACCGTGCGACCCGTCTGCAACGCCCTCAGCAACCTGTAGAACGCCACACCCAGCGCAGCGCCACGATCCCACGGCTCCACAAGCAGCTCACCGAACCTGGCCGCAACATCGCCACCCTTATCCACCTGCTCCCACCAGCGGGACACGTCCTGCACCGTCCCCAAACTCAACCGGCCAAGCGACGCCTCAAACGCCTTCAACAAGACCTCTACACGCGGATTTGCAGGCACTACACGTCACCGCCAGCCAATGACACAGGCCCGGCATGCGAGGCCGTCACAGGCTCATCCAGAACACCCTGCGCGCCCATCGCACTAAACCCCTGAACAGCCGCACCAAAGTCAGACCCCAAACGCTCCGACGTCGCCAACTCATCCCACCGATCCAACTGAACCGGCGACACGCCAGGCACCATCTCCCACAACCCGCGAGACGGCACCCCAATCTCCCGCAACTTCGACAGCGCGTCAGCCGTCTGCGACAAAGCAGCCGACTCCAAGTCGCGCCACAACACCTCGTTATGCTCCCACTGGTCGCGCTCCGCGCGACCCTCTAGCACCATACCCACACGCAACGTCCGCTCCCACGACTCACCAAACTGAGTCCTGTACAGCTCCACCTTGCGCCGGAACGACTTCTCCGCCGCGTTCAGCGCGTCAGCCGACAGGTTAGCCATCTGGCCGAGTAGGAAGTTAGGAGGCGTCTGCGATATGGCAGAAAAGTCCTTAATCAGCGCGTCCATCGCCGCGATATAACCTGACTGGTCGCCAACAGGCAGAGAACCAAACTTGCCATCCGGCGACGAGTTAACCAAGAAATCCCCCGGCCCCGCCGCAATCGGCTGACGAACAACCCCACCATCAGGACCAACCACCGGCATACCATCCGCATCCACCGCAACCGCAGGCTCCAAACCCGTCGCCCACAACACACGATGCGCGCCATGCGACTGCTCCAACAACAGATTGAAAAGCATCTGATTGAACGAATCCTGCCACTGCTTCAACGGCAACACCGCGCCCTGCACACGCCCCTCATCATCCATCTGCGACACAAACCGCGTCACCGGACAATGACCAGCACCCCCATGAGCCACACCAGGACCAACAACCAGATCCTCACCACCATTAGGCAGAACAACGTCGTAACGGTTGTAACGGTCCCACGCGACCGCCAGGCCAGGCTTAGGACGACCATCCGGCCCAAAACCAGGACGACGCATCACCGACAACGCCAGAATCGCGTTATCATCAGACAGCGCATCCTCAAACAAACACACCGTCCGCAACGCCGACAACACGCGCACATACGCCCCGGCCACCCCGCTCGCGCCAACCACCCCCCCA